CGGCGTTGTGATACCGCATCTCTCCCAGCGCCTGAGATATATGCACCGGCATGCTGCCGTCAAACACGCACACGCCGCCCTGGCTGTGGTAATACAGCTTTCCGTCCACCACCCGCAGGCTGCCGCTGCTGCCGGACTTCACCCCGGCACACTGCACCGTCACGATCTGATGGGCGCCGCTGGCGCTGGGATACACCCGTTCCATGCAGTTCTCCTTGAAAAACAACGGATTCCCCAGATAATCCGCCGCTCCGGTGAAGGCCCCGTCGGAGCCGCGGGATGCGGCATAACTGTCGGTAGACAGCCCCGCATAGCAGTTCCAGTTTTTGAAGTCCCCCAGCTTGCTGGCATAGATGGCATTCACCGCCTGCCCGTTTACGATACCGTATTTGCACCCCCACAGCCGGTTGCCGCTCTCCACTACATAATCCATATCCGGCACGGACCGTTCCACCGTCACCGGATCCGACTGGGACGACAGACTCCGGGGCAGAGCCGTCACCACCACATAATCGTCCTCCACAGACCGCAGCGGAAAGCTGCCGTTGAGAGCCGTCTCCCGGCACCCGCTGACGGCGACGCCGTCTCCGGCGGTAAAGCCAATGCCGATGCCCGCCGCATTCATGCGCACGCACACATCGTCCACCGCCGTCCAGCCGTCCTCGCCGTACTGCCGCAGGGCAGTCTCATCGCCGCCGGTATCCAGCCACAGGCTGCCGGCCTCCGGCTCCTCCGGGGCCTCGTCCGCCGCCAGATACCCGCTGTATACCGTGCCGTCGGGCCGGCACAGGGCGAAGGATACCTCCCCCTCTGTGACACGCTTATTTTCCAGACTGCCGAAATCCGTCAGGTCCTTGGTATTGATGTATGCCTTATCCGGCCAGATCAGCAGCCATGCGCCCATGCTGATCAGCTGCTTCTTTCCCTCCGACAGCACCAGCCCCGCCGCGCTGCCGTTTACATACAGGGTGTGCCCGTCTACCCAGATAAGGCCCTCCTTGACGGTAAGTCCGCCGGGACTGACGGCGCTTCCGGCCACGCCCCGCGGGCGGCGCACCGTCAGGGTGGGATACCCGTCGGCGCACAGATTCTCCATCTCCCGGAAGCTGCCCTCCTGCCCCCGGGGCCGTCGGTCCAGTCCCAGAAACCGGCTCACCGTCACCCGGCTCTGCCGTGGGGTGCTCAGCTGCGGAAAATACATGCTCCTCCCTCCTTCAGCACAGGCGCAGGGCCTGGACCTGCCGCCGGGGCAGATGCTCCCTGCACCAATAGTCCCGCAGGGTCATCAGCCCGTTGTTCCACAGAGCCATGGCGTTGTTATACCGCTCCAGCTCCCCGTTGGCATAGTGGATCTGGGCCTCCACATAGTGGCGGTACAGCCCGTCATAGGGCGCCGGCGCCAGCAGCTCCGCCGCGTCTGTCAGCTCCCCGGGCAGCACTGCACCCTGGCCGCCCTCATGAACCCGGACTACCTCCTCCAGCACGAAACCCTCCGCCTGCCGCAGCCACCGGCGCTTCTGCTCTCCCGGATAGCTGTTGGGCAGCAGGTCATCCACCTGGGCCAGCACCTGCCCCGCTGTCATCTGCCCCATTACCGTGCCTCCTCTCTCAGTTGGCCATGCGGTCTACATAGCGCCGGGCGTCGTCGGCCATCATCTGTGCGTTTTCCAGCACCTCCGCCACAAAGTCGGGCACCTGTACCTCCACGCCCTTCATGATTTTCCAGCTGCGTCCGTTGACGGACACGATCTGGAAGTTTTCCTCGTTCTTTCTGCCCCGATGCAGCAAAACGGTCTTTTTCACAGAATCGCTCCTTTCCTCTCCAGGGGGCGGGCAAAGGTCCGCCCCCGTTTCTGTCAGTTGGCCTTGTCCTCGCCGGAATAGGAGGAGCCGCACTCCACCCGCACCATGTATTCATCGTACAGGATCGCGGCGGCATGAATGCCCTTCCAGCCCACGCTGGATCGCTGGTCCAGGGGGTCAGCGGTGCCGGAGGAGCCGCGGGGCTTCACGATAACCTCGGTGCCCTCGCTGAGGTCCACCACGCCGTATGCACCCTTGCCCAGGAACAGGCAGCCGTATACGGCGCAGCCCTGACTGCCGCCTTCGCCGGGATAGATCACGTCGTTGTCCGCCGCCGTCACGGCGGTGTCCAGGGTCAACTGGCTGGCGGTATTTCCCACCACCTTGCAGCGCTTGCCGCCCACCAGCACATACCGGCCCTTCAGGGCATTGGCGGCCACGGTGCCGCCGTCAAAGCCCACAACGGCGGCGTTTTCCACCTTCCCGTTGACGGTCAGGGTGCGGCTGTTCCGGGCCAGGTCCTGGCCCCGGAAGATCTTGGCCTCCGTGGTCTCCACAAAGCGCACGCCGTGGAGCTCACCGATCTCGCCGGAAAACAGCTCCGTGGCGGCGGCGTACTGATGGGCGGCCACCCAGGCAGGGTCCTGGCGCAGATCAAAGGCCACACTGGGATGAATGATACACACATACTTCCCTTCGAAGGTAGGCGCGTTCATCTTCTTCAGCTGGGTAGCAGCCTTGGCCACCAGCTCGCTGGTGAGCTTGCACTTGTCCGTCAGGTCATAGCGGTGCAGCACATCGGTCTGGCTGCCGCCCTCCCCCTGCACCGGGGCGTAGATCACCTGGCTGCCCTGCTGGATCTCATTGCGGGTCACGGTGTCCAGGGTCAGGCCCATGTTGCTGCCGTGGCGGTCTGTGATCTCCAGCACCACGTCGTCAATGGCGGTCAGGTCCAGCATATCGGACACGGTGGTGTAGTCACCGTACTGGGCCAGCTCCTTGGTGATGTAGCTGACGGAGATGCCGCTGCCATCGGGAGTCACGCCCTCGGTCAGAGGCGTCAGCGCCTTGTCAAAGGAGCCGAACTTGCGCCACTCCACGGTTTTGCCGCCGCCGGCAGGCAGAGGCTTGGTGGCGGCGAACTGGTTGTGTACCAGCTGGGGCTTGGCGTTTTCCAGCAGCTCCATGCCATAATAGGTTTTCATCTCCGCGCTGAGGCCGCCGTGACCGGTGGTCTGGGTATTAGCCTCGCCTGCAAACAGCTGCAGGTCATACAGTTTGTTCATCATAAGCATTCCCCTTTCTTCATCCAAATACTTCCATTTTCTGGAAGGACTCAAAAGCTGATCCTCTCCCCGTCCATGACTCGCCTGCGGATGTCCGCCAGCTCCTGGCTGGTGAGCTTCCCCGGGTCCGGGCGGCTGACGCTGGCGCTGCGTCCGGTATTTTCCCGGACGCGCTGCCCGCCGCTGGCCACCACCCGGGCCGCCTCCCGTGCGGCCATCTGGGCGGCAAAATGCATAGCCTTGGCCGTCAGCTCCCGGCGGTGTACCATCTCATAGGCCTCCCGGGGCTCCACTCCCGCGTCAATGAGCCGTGCAAAGCCGGGGTCGTCCATCTCCCGCTGCCACCGGAATTCCGGATACACCCTCTGGATCTCCGGCTCCTGGCGGGACAGCCGTCCCATGGCCGCCTGATGCCGCAGGTCCCGCTCTCGCTCCCATTGCCGCAGCTGGGCCACCTCCTGCCGCAGTCCCCGCAGCCGCCCGTCCAGGATCTTCCGTACCCGGGCGTCAAAATCCGCCTTGTACCGTCCCCGGATCAGGTCCTCAAAGTCCTCCTGCCGCTCCCCGGCGTCGGGAGCCGTATCGCCCGCGTTTTCCCCGGCCTGAGCCGGTTCCTCCGGCTGCGCAAACAGCTGCAGCCAATCCGTTTTCCGCATATCTGCTCCTTTCCGTGGTAGGCCACGACCCCTATGCTCACGCCTCCAGGCGAACGCATGCCGGATATTTCCCCGCCAACTGCCCCAGTCCGCATCGGATAAGCTGCCATTCCGCCTGACAGTCTCCCTCTGCCGCCACCGTCACAAAGCCCGGTCTGACCACCAGCTCCCGCAGCAGGCCCTTTTCCTCCAGCGCCCCGATCAGGGCAAATACCAGTGCCGACGCGGCGGCGCACACGATGTCCTCTCCTGGGGGCGCATATCCCGCGTGCCCCCGCAGGGTCACCCGATTCTCCCCGAACACTGCGCAGATCATCGGGGTCTCACCGCCTCCTGGGTCTGCTGGCGCATACGGTCCATGGCGCTGAGCTTCTGCATCTCCGCCACCCCCGCGGGAACGGACTGGGCCTGCCGCGCCGGATCGGCGGTCTGCCCCCGCAGAATGCTGCTCATCAGCCGGTCCTTGTTCTTAAAGTCCATCAGCTCCAGGCACCGCAGGGCCTGATCCGCCATATCCGCCCGGAAAAAGCCCATCTGAAACAGCTGCAGGGCCAGTTGGTTATACTCCATGGTCTTGTAAGGATTCTCATCCTGGGCCGACACCTCCAGGTCAAATTCCGGCACCCGGTATCCGCTGACCACGCCGTCGTCCACCGCCTGGGGCTGAAGCCCCCGGCTGTCGTAGCTGACGAACTCCTCCTGTCCCATGACCCCCAGCAGCCGGAATTGCCTGGGCAAACTGTAAAACTGACGGATCAGCTCGATGCACAGCGTCACCACGTCGGAGAACGCCTCATACCCGTCGTCAATCATGTTCCGGGACAGCTTTCCTCCGGCCTCCTGCAAAGCCGCGATGGCCGTGGCGGCGGTAACGCCGCCCGCGGTGCCGCCCAAC